CCTCGCGCGATTTCGTGATGCGCACGACACGAGTCGACCTGCGTCAGGGTCGGTCCTGCACTCGGCGTCAAAAATCATGATCATGGCGTCCCCGGCAGAGCTTGTACTTTCACGGGGAATCAATGCGCTAGACCTGAGGTGGGACCCAATTCCCCCCGTTGTTTAGCGTGCGTTTTCGAATGTGAGTCCCACCATTTATCTAGCGGCCCCAGCAATAAAAACTGGGCGAAGGGTCTGCGCCGCATTGCCCGGGAGCTGCGGTCGTGACCTTGCGATTGATTACCGCCGAGGAACGCCTCGCCGAAACGACGCGCAAGACGTCGATCGTGATCGCGGGCCGCGCCAAGGTCGGCAAGACCTCAACGTTGCTGACGCTCCCTGAGGCCGAGACGCTCGCCCTGGATTTGGAGGCCGGCTTGAGCGCCGTGGCGGGCCGCTGGCGCGGCGACAGCATCCCGCTCCGCTCGTGGGGCGATACTATTGATATTGTGTGCCTCCTCGGCGGCCCCGACCCGTCCAAGGCGCCCGACGAAACGTTCTCCAAGGCCCATTACGACCACGTCGTCGGGATCGCCAGCGGCATCGATGCGGCGCGGTATACGACGATCTTCGTCGACAGCATCACGGACCTGACGCGCATCGCAATCGCCTGGGCCAAGACGCAGCCCGACGCCTTCAGTTCCCGCACCGGCCGGCCCGACCTGCGCGGCGCTTACGGTCTCCTCGGTCGTGAGGTCATCGGGCTGCTGAAGCAGCTGCAGCATGCGCCCGGCAAGAACGCAATCTTTGTCGGCGGGCTTGACCACCACGTCAACGAGGTCGGCCGCGAGGTCTTCGAGCTGCAGACGGAGGGCGCCAAAACCGGCACCGAGCTCCCCTACATCGTCGACCAGATTATCACCATGAGCGATTTCGACTACGACGCCGCCACCGCCGCGTGGTCCCATAATCTGGGCAAGGGCGCAGTGCGCGCCTTTTGCTGCAGAAGCCCCAATCCTTGGGGCCTACCCGCGGGGGACCGCAGTGGCCGCCTCGACTTGATTGAGGCGCCAAACCTCGGCCGCCTCATCGACAAGATCAACACCCAACAAAAGGAGTAGAGCATGTCATTTTACGATCTCAACGACGCGCCTGAGCAGCGGCCAGACGGCGTCATCCCGGACGGGACCTATACCGCGATAAAAATGGCGCTGCGCCCCGGCGGCGAAAATGTCGCCGGCTGCAGCGAGCACGATCTGGGGCTCTTCAAACAGTCGCTGACCAGCGACGTGGCATATCTCGACGCTGAGCTCACCGTGATTACCGGCCCCCATAAGGGGCGGAAGTTTTGGCAGAAATTCACCGTGGCCGGCGGCAGGGTTGGCGAGGGCGGCGTTTCGAAAGGCTGGAACATTACAAAGGTGCACTTCCGCGGGATCGTGGACAGCGCCTTTGGTCTCGACCCCAAGGACATGTCCGACGCAGCGAAGGCCAGGCGCGCGCTGCGCGGGTTCCGCGACCTCGACGGCATCGAATTCTTTGCGAAGATCGGGGTTGAGCACGATGACAATGGGACCTATCCGGATAAGAACAAAATCGCGCATGTGGTCGTGCCGGGCGAGCCGCAGTACGCCGCCCTGAAGGCCGGTAAGGAAGTCGCACCAGCGCCATCGGCGGCCAAGAGCGTCGCACCACGCCAGGCCCCCACGCAACAATCCAAGCCCGCCTGGCAGCAGGACCCGCTCGGAGCGACACAGCCGGCAGCCGCGACGCCGGGACCGGCCTGGCTCAAGAGAGAGAAAAAGTGAGGGGGCGCGAAAGCCCCTCGCCTTTTCAGAGCGAGCAGGACAAATGGCAGCAAGAGATGTGGAACACGGTCGCAATGGCGATCGGCGAATGGCTGACGGATGCCCAGATCAATCTCAATCGGCCGATCCGGTCACTGAGGCGCGAGCAACTCCTCGGGATGGCCTGGGCGGTGATCGGCACCTACAACGACTTGAGGGCGCAGCGGGCGCGGGAGTTGGAGAACGTCCCCGATCCACGGCAGTTAATTTCGCCGATTGCCGGCGCAATCTGACCAATCCTTTGCAGGTCTGCGCAGTCTGCGGCCGACAGGCAACGGAGCCGTTTCAATGGGCATCACTGGTGTTCCCGTGCTGCTCTGCGGACTGCGCCAGAACCGTAGCCAAGCTCATTCGCTGCGCGATTGAGAGCTTTATTACAGAGGAGATTGGATACTTGGCCGGACTGACCTTCATGGAGTGCGAGGCAATCAAAGCCGCTCGCCAGCCACTCTACGACGCATTGGTCAAAATCGGAGTTGCGGACGCTTTCGATGACTGCACTGCCGAGCAGATCGACGGCCTCATCGAAGCGGTGTGGAGCGGGTTACGCGCCTCGATGCATCAACAGAGCGCCAAGGGCCAGGTCCCAGTTTAGCGGATAAGGCGCATGCAGCAGATGCGGCAAATGCGGCCGAGTGAGTTGGTTATTGCCGCGGTGCTGATCGCGATTGGCGCATTGCTTAGCCTGAGGCCACGCACTGCCTCGGTTGCGCGACAGCGGCCGTGGATCGTTCCGTTCGTCTTACGTGCTCTACTGCAACGGTTCTGGATCTACCTCCGGATTGGGGTGCCTCTCTTGTGCGGCGCCATAGTGAAGGCATGGTCGTGCTGGCGGGCACGCAACAATCACGGCAAGGGGTGAGCCCGGTGGCTGTCGACCTTAACCACAACAGCGGCTATGTCCCTGGCCGCACCGGCCACGCCACGCCGTCGCTCAGCGACCGGATCAACGGCCGCATCGACATCGGACTTGTAAAGGCGCGCGAGGCCGAGCCGCCGCGCAGATACATCGGCGCGTCGATCTTGGGCGATCCATGCGCCCGCCGGGTCGCATACGCGTGGCGCGGCGAGACCGGTGAGCCCCTCGAAGGCCTGGCTCTCCGGATCTTCGAAACCGGTCACGCCTTCGAACGCCTGCTCGCCGAGTGGATCGAACGGGCTGGGTTCGACCTGCGCACCCTCGACCCCGAGACCGGTGAACAGTTTGCCTTCAGCGACGGTCCGATCGCCGGGCACGCTGATGGCATCATCGTCGGCGGCCCCACGCTTGGGTTCGCCTTTCCGGTTCTGTGGGAAGCGAAAGGTCTCGGTAACCGATCCTGGTCCGATCTGGTCAAGAGCGGCCTACGCCTCTCGAAGCCGATCTATTACGGTCAAGTAAGTCTCTACATGGCCTACCTAGACCTCGCCGCCTGCCTGTTCACGGCTCTGAACAAGAACACCAGCGAGATCTACCACGAATTGGTCCCGGCGGATCCGGCTGAGGCGCAGCGACTCGTCGATCTCGCCGTCAATATCGTCCGCGGATGGATGCCGCCGCGGTTCAGTGCCGAGCCGACCCGCTACTGCACTTTCTGCGAATACCGCGACAGCTGTTGGAGCATGCCATGAGATTTACAATCGAGCGCTCGGCGCTCGTCACGGCCGTGGCGCCGTTAAAGGACGTCACCCGGGCGCGCAATACGATCCCGATCTTGGATCATGTGCTGATCGGCGCGGCCGCGGATGGCGCGAAGTTCACCGCGACCGACATGGATCTCGTGCTCGTCGAGCGCGTCCTCGCAAATGTCGAGAACGAGGGCGCGGCGACCGTACCGGCGACAAGGCTCGCGGAGATCGCCAAACGGCTGCCGACCGACCCTGAAGTCAAATTCCAGTTGCGCGACGGACACGTCCACATCCGGGTCGGTCGCGCCAATATGCGTCTGCCGAGCGTCGACCCTAACGACTTCCTGAGCCTACAGATCGGCAAGCTGCCCCATGAGTTCACGATCAAGGCCGCCGATCTCTTCCGCGTCATCGAGAACGTGCGCTTCGCAATGGCGTCCGATGAGAAACGCCACTATCTCTGCGGCGTCCATCTCCAGGCCACGCGAGAGTCGCTGCGCGCGGTGGCGACCGATGGAAACCGGCTCGCGATGTCGAACACTCCGCTGCCGGACGGCGCGGGCGCAATGCCGGGCATTATCATCCCCGGCAAGACGATCAATCTGCTGCACGGCCTGCTGAAGGGCGCTACGGGCGAGGTCTTTGTCGCCGTCAGTGACCGGATGATCCTCGCAGCGGCCGAGACGTGGTCGCTGGCTTCGCAATTGATCGACGGCACGTTTCCGGATTACGAGCGGGTCATCCCGACCGACAACGAGCACATCCTCAACGTTGACCGTGACGCATTGGCCGCGGCGGTCGGATTGGCGTCGTCGATCGCGGCCGAGAAGACAAAGATCTGCGTACTCGAAACATGCGGCCCGGTTCTCACCGTGTCGGCGCGAGGTGCGGACGACAACGCAGAGGCGGCGCAGGAGATCGTCATTGGCGATAATCACCCGCCAGTCCGGGCCGCCTTCCAGAGTCGGTATTTGACCAACGTTGCCGGCCAGATCGGCGCGACACTACGCATAGAAGCCAGCTCAGACCCCGGCACAGCCGCGGTTCTGCACGATCCCGACAACCCCGGCGCTCTCTTTGTGGTGATGACCTGCCGTGG